GTCGTCTCCTGGTTTTTGCATCATTTGGTTGACTGACGGGTTCCAGTTCCATGACGGTGCAACACCTACTGCGCCCTCAGAATGTTGCCACCCCGTTTTAAGCGCATCTATATCCATAATGAAACCAGTGCTACCGTCATACGGCACTTTCTCGCCGCCATCGCGTATGTAAAATGATCGTGCTGGGACGCTTCCGTCGCGTGTGCCGATTGCTGACCATGCCAGAAACGGGCCTGATCCACCACTTGAACCTAAATCTAATTGAAACATTGTTGTTGTCGCCTTTCTAGTTGACGTGTTATGCCCGATATTGGGCGTTCGCACAGCTACATGCCGTACATTTCAGCGCGGAGAGCCTCGGAGCCTGACCAATAGAACGTGTTTGGATTTACTGGAACAATAGCCCTTGCTGTTTCCGCATCGCAGACAGAAAGAAATTTTTCTAGCCGTGCAATTTTTGTTTTGGCCTTCGCCAAAGTTTCGTTTACGTCGCCGTCTTCAAGCAGCGCAGTTTTAGCCTTGCTAACGTACAGGAACTTGACGCCGTAATTGCCCATCGCCTTCGCGTAAATGCAGCGCTGCAACTGATGCTCTGCTGACATCACCTTCGTCATCCTGTTCGTAGTTTTGAGGTCAATCACCAAACCACGGTCAGGGAACACAAGGTCAAGGTAGCCAATGACAGGGATCTCCCAGCCCTCGCCTTTCGCCGTAATGCTGATCTTGTTTTGACCGCCTTCGTCTGGAAACTCTGGCTTGCCATATTCCTTTAGAACTTCAACAGCATTCTCGACCATCGGAGCGATCACGTCTCGCTCCTTGGTGGTCTTCTCGTCTGCAATGATGAAGCGCTTGTCGAACTTCTCTAATGCACTCTTAGTGGCGTCTCTGAGGCTCTGTGCGCCTGTCAGAGATGCAACTACTGCGTCCTCCGAGCATATGCCCCTCCATGCAGCTGCCCCCATTGGGGTTCGCTGCTTAAAGAGGTACGACATTACCCACACGTCCGGTGCGTTCGACCAGAGGTTTATTGAGCTTGCGGATAGGTGCTTGATGCCGTGTTTTTCAAATCCGTTCATCCCATCGTTTCCTTTCCATATAACGCAATCAACGTCGCCTCTGCGCGTCCATCGTCCTTTACGCGACCAAACCGACTGGCTTCTGCCGGGAACCTGTTCATCGCAAGGTTACGCGCCACACCTTTGTCTCTGCTCAGACCAAAATGCCGCTTCCAAGTCGCCGGAGTAACCATGTGCATCGGCGTCTTTGTTGCAGCCAGAGCCATTTGCAGCGCTCCAAACTGCTCACCAAATCTGAACATAGACGACACGCCTTGGCCCTTCATTGCGGCAACTTGCTCAATATATGCAACCCGTGGCCCATCGCCCTCTGGCTCTAAGATATCTAAAATGCTGTGCATGTTTAGGATCGTTTTGCCCTTGGCGTTTTTCATTGTCGGCATGTCAAACACCTCAATGTCACCCGTCTGAGGCCAGTAGAGCGTAATCGCTCCTGTATAGCCTGGGTCAATGCCATAAATCAGCATCATCAAGCCTTTACAGTATGTTCTGAAGTCACACGCTGCTGAAATGCAATTTGCATCGCGCAGTAGCGCAGATACGTTGCGAGCGGCATGCCAGCTCGCTTTGCGGCGGCTGTCAAAACGTCGTGTTGGTCGTCGGTCAACACAACTCGACTTTCTTTGCGATTTTTCATTTCTATCTCCTTTTGGTTTATTTGAGCATATAGTACAAAAATTGTACGTCAAGGGGGTTGTATTAGGATTTTTGTTGGATTAGGCTATGTGTGTTGTTTGCGATAAAGCCACAAATAGTTTTTCGCAAACTTTGCAAAGGAGGAATGCAATATGGAAAAATTTTGGGAAGATTTAGATTTAATGCGTAGGCTGTTCCGCTACGATCCAGACAGCGGTTTGATATATGCGTGTGATCGGCTGAGTGAGGATTTCTTTGACACTGGTACAGGCAGCTCGTTTGTTAGCGCTGCTGGTTCAGCTTTAAGATATAATACTCAACATAGTGGTCGATTAAGTTTTAACTGCCGTGTGAGCAATCACAAAAGTACGTGCGATTACCTTGTTGGGTCTGTTAGCTATAAAGGTGTCAGTAAAAATTTATTCGCACACCGCGTCGGGTTTTTTCTGCACCACGGCTATTATCCAGTATGGCCTAACTCAATAGATCACATAAACCGAGACGGTTGTGACAACAAAATTGTAAATTTGCGCGAAGCAACTGCCCAAGAGCAATCTTTAAATAAAGGTTTAAGCAAGGCAAATACGTCTGGGTTTGCAGGAGTGAGTTTTATTAATGGACATGGAAAATGGCGCGCATCTGCAAATATCAATGGGAAGAAAACGAACTTAGGCACGTTTGTTGATATTAAAGATGCTGTTGCGGCTAGGAAGGCGGCTATGAATGTCTAACAAACAAAGAATTGATGACCTTAAGGGTTACATTGACTTCATGTCACAATCGCTAGAGCGCTTAGAGAAGCGGTATCAGGGCGTGAGGCCGAGCTGGGTATCGGCTGACCTAGCCGTCGATGGCGCTAGTCTAGCACGCGCCCGTAAGGAGTTAGCGGAATTGGAGGCAGATAATGAAACCTGATATGCGGAAACCACAAACTGAAAAAATATGGAAAATGACTTTGGCAGGCATGACTGCTCCAGCTATCGCGCAGGAGTTGGGTGTAAAGTTTGCCTTGGTCAATTCGGCTGTGCGCAGGGGCCGAGAGAACGGGGTTGTGCCGCGACGGAAACGTAAGAACCCGCTGAAGCATGGCACTAAAAATCACATGCGATTAGGCTCTATATCGTATATTATTAAACAACTGAGCGAAGAACAGCTAGATTGGCTGATTATTAATGCACACAAATGTGAGTGCGAAACGGTTTCAGAATACATTTTAGAAATCGTTCGTGACGCATTCTTTGAGGAAGTCGAGGTAAACAAAAATGAACAAGTTTGATAAACTGCGAGATATGTTGCGCGAAATGGAAGACAGCGTATTTGGTGACGTTTTGGGCGGGGTTTGCTTAATGCTTACGCTTTACGCGATATTGGTTTTCGCTGTGGTGTTGTAATGTCTGACAGGAAAATATCTCCAGAAGACGAAGCGGTGCTAAAATATCTGCGCAGCCAAGTTGACAGGTTGCAGGACGAGCGTCATCGAATGAAAGCTCGACCTTCAATCCCAAACGAACTGCACATTGCCATCCGAGATTTGCGTGAATTTACAAAAAAGCTACGCAAAGCTGGCAAGAGAATTTAATCTAGGCTTGCTATCCACTGCAAATCTGCATCCTGATTTTCTTGCGTAAACTCATCTCGGTGTAGAGAGTAGCGTGGCATGTTGCTCTCCTCCAAAAATCTAACGAGCGGCTGGTCGTTTTGTATAGCGACCAGCGCAAAGATATCCGCTTCAAAGCTACTATGGTAAAATTTGTACTTGTGACCGGCCAGTTTTGTAGCTGTCTTGACCTCGACGCGCAGAACCCGACCACTGTCGAGCGTGACGTGTAGATCACAAGCGCCATCAACCCTCGCAGCCTCCAAACCAGACCTCTCGATCAGGTACGCCACAAAGTGCTCCCCCGCACGGCCTGTTCGGGTCTTGCTGCTGGTCATTTTCTTATTCCGGGCAGATTGCCTGCCGCGTTTCGTTGTGCTGCACGATCTGGCGTAATAGAGCTGCGTCTGATTTCGCCAGCGCATCGACTACAGACTGATCCCCAAACATAATACTCTTTGATAAATCACAATATGTGTCACCCGCGATTGTCGTTCCGCACCCAGCTAGAAGCACGGGCAGCGATATCATCATCATCCATTTCTTGTAATTCATCCTGCAATTCCTTTGCTTTTAGCAGTTTGTCCAGACGGTCATCCTTGATTTCATATTCTAAGGTATCCCTGCCGTCTGCGCGGCCACGGTAATAGACAGTCACGACTGCCACTAACGCAGCGCCGATCAGCGCCGCATAAATCTTCAATTTTGCAAACAAAAACATTAACGGTCGCCTTTATTCCATTTGCCTAAGCGCTCGATATCAATGACGCCCAATGCGACCATTGCCACGACTGCCAGCGCGCCCATGATTGCTAAATTCTGCCACGGCAAGCCGCCTACAACACCGACCAGAGGAGTTGCGACAGACGCTATTTTGGCGACGCTAGACGCCTGGATTGTTTTGGTTTGTGCTACGCTTTTGCGCGCTGGCTTCTTGACTGCCTCAACGCCGTTCAGCCATTCGGATACACCGAAACAAGGACACTGCTTTGCCGAAACTTCGTTGTGTCCACGCACTTTTGTAATTGACGGGTATTCCATTCGCAGTTGCGCGATCAGCTTACGCAGCGCACGATCTTGGTCTGCTGTGAAGTGTTCTTCAAATTTGTCATGCTGCTCACCGCCGTGACCACCCCACAGTGAAATCGCTACGGAACCAGTATTGTGTCCCTTTTGCGCTGCTGGCGTCTTTTCAATCGGACGCCCCTCTGTGACTGTGCCGTCTCTATCAACGAAATAATTATAGCCCACGTCAGAAAATCCTCGGTCTAAGTGCCATAGCTTGCACTCTGCCGCCTTCTCTTCTGGCCTGCGATCTGCCCACCACTCTGCGCGAGTAGCTGTACAGTGAATAAAAATACTGTCTAATTTACGCATCGTCGTTCCCTTTTATTTTGTTACCATATCCGAATTAACTGAAAAACAATAGGTAATCGTTTTGCTGTCTGTTATTAAAACCTTTGCGGCATCTTTTGCTCTGGCACATTCGCTGGCAGACGTAAATTGTCCCAACTCATAGCTCGTAATGTTATTGTTGATTATGTGAAACCACACTAACACCCAGATCATCACCACTTCTCCATGAACTTACCAAGCCAGTAGAACGCTGCGCCTGTTGCACCAATAGCAATGAAGCCGCACACAATTGTGGTCATGGCTTCAATCATTTCTTCTCGTTCTTTCTGGCGCTGCTTCTCTGCTGCACGTCGAGCCTTACGCGCCTCTGCTTGATACTGTTGCCATCTGTCCCAAGTGCCAGGTGGTCCGTACAACCGACACCAGCTTTCAAGTTCTTGGCGCTTACGTTTCAAATCTTCTAATGCTTGGAACTCTTCCCAATCACCTTCAGACCCACCAGTGATAGCGCTAATTGGGCTAGACTTCTTACGCTTTACTGCATCTTTTAATTCATCTTCAGCAGTGAGAAACTTTCCAACATGCGAAACTAAATTTGTTACCTCAGATCCGTTTTTAAGACAGGTCTGAATAACTGAATACGCAGCATTAGCAGCAGCTATAGTTTCTAAAATCGCCATGAGCTACCGCTCCATCAGACGATCTATCTTTTCCTCTATCCGGTCAAAACGAGCAACGATCTGGCCCATAACAGCCGTGCTATCAGCCTTCGTAACGTACTCTTTTGCCATCTCCTCGCGTGTCCTGTTCACAAGGATTTGAAGCCTTGCAACCTCGGAGTGTTGCGCCTTGAGCCACCAGCCTATCCCGCCGATAGCGGCTGTCAGGCAAATATTTATGAGCGAAGAGACTTCCATCTCAGTACGTGCCTTCCCAGACCCGAAGCGCACTAAATTCGTTACTCATCAGCTTTCTTTTTATTATCTCCTTAACGGCTGCTGTGTCTGTCCAGGAGACCCCAGCTTCCTTGAGCCAAACACCTAGCTGGCCCATGTCCACATTGCCGACGTGCTTATAGTCTGACCCAAAGCTGTTCTGTGTAACGTCACGGGCGTGTTGCGCATCCTTGAGGACGTGGGACATATCAAAAGTTTTCTTGACGACGATTTTGTCACCTTCGAAGCTAAACTTTTCAGCAATTTTAGTTGAATGAGCGGCTTTTTGCATTGCGTGATTTCCGTTTTGTTTTTTCTACTTTAACAGGTTCTACGATCTCACGCAAAACTGTGACGCTGTCTGGTCGTAGGCATGTGATCTTTTGAATCTCTGCGTCCGACAAAATAACTTTCTCGCCCTTTTCAATACGGCCCTTGCTGCATTTAATCTTAATTCGATTTACAATGACTTCTTTCATTACATGCTCCGAAACTTATGGGTAGATGGGGTGATAAAAACCACCCCATCATTTCTTTTAGGAAGTTGTGTTGTCGAAGATGCCGCCGTTAGCAGCCTCGTTCTTAGCACAAAGCGTTAGCTCGGTCACCACCTGGCGAGTTGTATTATCACCAGTTTTTGCCAAAGCAACATTTTTTGTTGGACGCAAGCTTGCGACTTCCCACATATCGTCCTGCATAATTAGGACGTCACGCGAACGGTTCTCCCGGGAGGGCAGGAACTCAATCGTACCCCACGGGGTCACGTATACGCTCATTGACTTGATAACACGCTCATCGCCAGCTTGTACTGCTGAACGTTGGTTGTTATTTCCAGAAAACGCGAGCGCCGCATTCATTTGGAATGCGCTTAAATAAACCGTATCCGGCTTCCCGCCTTCTTCCCAAATTGACTGCATAACACCGTCAAAACGAGCCTGCGAGAACGCGATGAGAGTAGTTGTCTCATCTGTACGTGCGTCTGCGCCTGTACCCGCTGGATCAGCGCCTTGGTTTGCGCCGTGGCTTGTGTTGGTTTTGATCCAAGCCAATGCGCCAGCCATTTCGCGTGCAGTTGTGGAGTTACCCGCAACACGCGCATTGTTGTCGAACATAGCTTTTTCTATGTCGAGCTTCTGCTCTTTCGCAATTTTAAGTGTCTGATATGCCACTTCTTTTGCGCGACCAGCCTTGTCCAAACCTTCGTCTGTGTCTGGCACGACAACTGCGTTTTTGAAAATTTGGGTGTAGTTACCCAAACGAGTTGTAGCAGCGCGAGCTTCGCCAGCAGTCGCGTCACCCTCAATGTGAGCATTCGCAGCAGAAGCACGAAGCGAATCAGTCATCCACTCAACAAAAGTGTTGTTTGCCGACTTCTTAGCAGATTTCGAGTAGAATGGAGTTTCCTCCGGGGAGATGTTGTGGATTACTGAGGATAAATCCTCGCGTATACCGACAGAATCGTAGCTGTCAAATGTATTTGCTGGCTGTGCCATTTGTTTAGTCCTTTCAAAGACTTAGGAGTTGATTATCAAGCCCAATGCGTCATCAATTGAGCCTGTTTTCTGCAAGCGCGTTTGCGCTTTTTTGCGAGTTGCAGCATTTCCATCGGCAGTTTTCTTTGCACCAGCTTTAATTACAGGTCGGGCCTTTTCACCTTTGGCCGTCACTGATTTGCGCTTTTTCACCAACTCGCGATATTTCCGAGCGTCGTTCAGCGCACGAACATATCTAGCATCAGTCACACGCTGCATCTCATCGGCTGTAAAGCCGTATTCGACGCCAGTTTCGACTAATGCGTTTTTAATCGCCTGACCCTTTTCTGGGTCTGCGATATCAGGGATATGCTGTGTCAACTCTCTTGCTTGCTCTTGAAGGTAGGCTTGTTGAGCCTCTTGTTGAGCGTGCATCTGCTGACGTTGCACATTCTGAAGTTGGTGCATTTGCTGATCGTATTGGCCCTTCGCCTCTTCGTAATTGAGCTTTTCTTCCATGAACCCAATAGGGTCACTTTCGAACAACTCTTTAGAAGGTGGGGTTGGGGCTTGTAGACCACCATTTTGCGCTGCCTGGTACAACTGCATGACTTGTTGCTGTTGCTGCTGTAAAACGGCTGCCTGCTGTTCGATTTGCTTACGCGCCTCGGCAGCTTCTTGGAACCGTTTATTGATTGCCGCTTGACCCGCCGCAGATTGCTTCAACTGATCCAGTGTCCATTGCTCTTCTTTTCCGTCAACCTTGACGGGGATGAGCATGGTGTCTTCAGCTTCAACTTCTACTAGGTCTTCGTCGTCAATTTGGTCATCAATATCTACGTCGGAGACCTCGACGTCATCGTCGCTCTCGGCTACGGCTTCAATCTCTTCGCCCGGACCGTCGTCTGTAGGCTCTGTGATTTCTTCCACAGCTTCGCTTAGATTATCACCCTGAGCCGCTGGCTCGGATGTTGATAGCAGGCTCGCAGCCGCTTGTTCTAGTGTAGTCGATTCCATATCGGTGCTACTTTCTTTGCTTGCGATCTAAAAGTGTCTCTGCTGCTAACGCAGCGTCAAGGTTCACTTCGATCTGGTTTAACGCACGAATTATCGCGTGCGCCTCTTCACGGGCTTCAACGTCTGAAGCACCACTGTTTGCGAAAACTTGCATCTGGCTTTCGCGAACCTCTTGCACAAACGCCTTAAACGCGCTGTCGTGTTTTAAACGACGCGCGTCATCGGCTTTTATTCGTATATCAGCGCTCACTGCTGTACGTTTCCTTGTGCCATACCGCCAATCATGCGGTTTTTATCTTGTTCAGCTTGGATGCGTGCAACATCCACTGCTGTTCCATATTCACCATACACTTTTGCGGCGTCAACTAGAAGGTCTTGAGCCATCTGGTCACGCTTCAAATCGTCACTTGCGGCGGCTTTTTGTGCCTCAAGTTGCAGTTTTGCCATATCAGCCTGCATCTTGGTTTGTGCCTTCATTTGCTCTGCCTGCAAGAATGCTGCGTTAGGGTCAGCGCCTTGGCCTTGCTGTGCTTGAGCCTGCTGCTGCATTTGCAGCATTTGCATCTCAATCTCTGGTGTGATCGGCGCAAAGTAACGATCTGCGTTGCGGATGCCTGCCACGGCCAACTGGTCAGCTAGTGTGTTGCGGATGTTGGTCATGCTAACAAGGCCATTCATTGGACCGTAGGTCTGATAAACCATTGTCTGCATCTGCAATGCTTGGCTGAGTGCCATTGCCTTCTCTTCTTCTCTGCCAGTGCCGAGGCCGACATTGATAGCCACGTCCATTGACTGATCCCAAACGCGCGGGTCAACAGGCACAAACGACCCATTCATCCGCATCATCTGCTCTTCGTCAATGTTCTTGCTCATTAGGCGCAGCATTAGGCCGAACAGGTCGCGCATACCGTCTGCAAGGTTGCGCACCATAACCTCGACTTGACCAGCCGCCGCTTGCACAGTTGCTTGCACGGCTGCTTTGGTGGTTGACTGCATGGCGTCTGGGTCGAGGCCCATTGACGCCCGTGAGACGCCTGTCTTGCTTTCCACTAAGCCATCTAGGTAGGTCAGCGCACCAAGTGTCTGACCAGCTGTAAATGGCACTGATAGGTCTTGCACAGATCCAGCCTGGCGCATTCTCACGACTGCCCCAATCTCGTTATTTAAGACGTCGTCTATATTTACTGAGCCATCTACAATTCCGACGCGCGGGTTGTTTGTCATGGCTACGTTATCAAGTATGCCACGCAACACAGATGTTGCCGCGTCCTGATCGTCCATAACGATCTCAGCTAACGATCTGCCGTAGAAGGCGTGTGGCTCTGGATCTATCTCAAACTTGGCAAACGGGATTTCGTCGCAAGGCTCAAAGTCCAGCAGCTCGTATGCTGTGCCGCCGCAAGTCAGCTTGTGCAAGACAGGAACGCCAGTTCCGTCTGCATCAATTCTCATGTAAGCCTCTGTAATAGTTACGTTTTTCATGGTTGGGTCTTGCTCATCAGAGTCAGACGTGTCCATGTCATAGCCGCGACGCTCGTATGTCTCGGCCTCTGTCATCTCTGAGCCGCTTTCAAGGCCGCTGAGATTTAGCACTACTTCTGGGTCAAACCCCATAGCAATCACGTCGCCTGCGCGCATATCTGTGCGGTGCGCTGTGATATATGCGTCATCTAACGACCGAGCATCACGGTTAATGAAGAACTCTTCTGGTGGAATGCTTTCAATGCACAGCTCTCCGCGCTCTTTCTGGCGGCTTAGTTTTACGCTGTGGATAGGCATTTCAACTTCCATGCCCATTTCGTCCATTGATATTGCCATCTCAATGCTATGCTCGATGACTGTAACTTCATCATCGTCGATCAGATATGCGTATTCATCATCAGACAGGTCTGTGAATGTAAATATCTCTGCCTCTGGGTACATCATCCAGTAGGCTTTAACGATGCCCTGCTTCTTAACTAAGGCGTCTTGGAAGGCGTCGTTAAGTACACGGTATCCATTAAGGCGTGTGAACTCATGGTGCATGAACTCAGTGGCTTGTTCAGCCATTCCAACGTCCTCTGGGCCTCTTGGGACGAACTCAACTGGCTTGGCTGTACTTAGGAATATACGCATCAGGCTAGGCTTAACCGAGCGCACAGTATCACGGACTTTAGTCGCCACGACCTTGCTGCGCCCGTCCTCATAGCCCAGATCCGACTCGCCGTCATAGTAGCGCTGCGCCTTTATCCGATCGTCGCTGATTTCGCTTTCAATGAAGTCTACAGCGTCGGATATGGCGCTTTGGACAATGCCTTCGATCTCTGTGCGAGACTTTGCCTTGAACGTGCTTTCTTCTTCCTCGACTTCTTCGATTTCGATTTCAGCACCTTCAAGTATCTCTTCGATCATGTCTTCTGGTTCCATGCGTATAGTCCTTTATTGCTCGCTTCTGCCTGCCAACAGACCACCCATCGCGCCTAACGCACCAGAATAAACCTCTGGCCTACGAGTTAATCTTCTACGAGACGCGGTGTCTACTAATTCACGCTGTTTCAGCGCATCTAGTATCTGCCTTTGCGTCCTTGGGTCTGCGCTGAAAAGCATTCGTGACAACTCTTCTGCATTTTTTTCATTAAATCCTTTAATTCTTGAAACGGCTTGCGCCCCTGCCATGCCGACAGCGCCAGTAACATCCCCCAGAGCGGCCCTAGTGCCTATTCCGTAAATTGACGACGGGTCAACCCCTGCGTCTTCTTGCTGCAACAGCCGCTGCGCTGTGTCTGATCCGCCGAAAACAGACCTTTGTGTTCGCATTTTGTCAGACTGCGCTTTTATCATTTTTTCAAAGCGCTCAAACTGTTTTGCGTCGTCAAATGAAAGCCTCAACGCGGCGCGGCGTCGTGGCGAACCGAAAATAGTTTTTACAAAATCAGTCGCGTCTCCAGTTCTTGACGCCATTTCTTCAACTTGACTAATCAACCCAACGCGCAGAGCTTCTTTCTCAGAAGCTGTCATAGAAGCTACTTTTTTTGTTAAAACTTTTTCTGGCATTTTGTTAAAGTCAAAACCAGTTTCGTATGCTTTACGCAGCGCAGAATTATCAGCGAATTGACTATTAGCTGTTTTGTATACGTCGTTTTGAGACGATATTTCACTATTCCAAGACTTTTTTAACTTTGTTAAAACTCTGCCCCGTTGCGTTACTTTCCCTGTTAAAGTGTCTGTTTCACTTTCAATTAAATTATCTAATCCTTTTTTAATGGTGTGAGCAACTTCCGTTGGCATTGATATTTTTTCGCCTCTAAGAGCTGCTTGCCCGAAAAAATCCCCCAAGTCTTTAGGCATTCCAGTAATGTCAATATCTGGGTCAATGTCTGCTATATCTACGGCCTTATTGTATGCGTCTTGGATCACCTTGCTTTGAGCCATTGCCGCAAATGGCTTGGCGTCAAGGTCTATGCTGTAAGCCGCTTTGTAAGCTGGATCAGCTTGCCTTTGAACGCGCTCCGCTAAATCATCAAGGTACGATATCCCTGTCGGCCCTTTGACATTTGCCATTTCCGCCGTTTGTTCTGAAATTTGTTCCGCCTGCCCAGACTGCCTTTGAGAAAATTGCTCTAAAACACCCTGGCGCGATGGGTTGGGAGTAGCTTGTGCGCGCCAAGCTGCCCCACGTAGGTTTTCCCCCAAGTCGGCCGGAGTAATATCACTGACGCCAAGTGACCGAGCCTCATCTAGTCTAGCCATAGCCTCATTTGGAGTTAGCCCATCACGCTCTAACGCTTCCAACATCTTACGCTCAGAGAATGTGGATGCACGTTTTTTTCCACCGATACCAACCGCGTCTAAAGCGCCCCTGCCGAGCCTGCCCACCTGTTGTACTGCAACAGGCGCGACCGCCCCAACTGTGCCGCCTAAAGCTGCCCCAGTTGCAGCGCTTTTTGCTCGCTCAGAAAACCCGCCCTCGCCTGCGCCAAAGCCTGCCACAGCGCCCTCGGCTGCACCTATTTTGGCGGCACGAAGTGCAGTCGGGGCGAGACGTGCAGCAGTTGAAGCGCCGACAGCAGTAGTCCCTGTTCCTGCCGTAAACAGTCCTGCCGCCACCGCTGGCAAAACAGCGCCGCCAAACTCATATGCCATAGACTCTAATGGGTTTTCGGACCTGTAACTTGCGAGCTTATCCCTGATAATCTGAAGCCGCTCCTTATAGCTTGTCCCTTTTGATAACCCTAACGCCTTGCCAAGTGTAGAAAATGGGTTGTGGAAGACAGCGGCTTCTAGTTCATCAGCAAACCCCAGAAGCGCACCTTGAGCAACAGAGCGCAGTTGTTGCTTTTCCACTGGCGCGCTAGGCGCTTCATCTTCAGCAACCACAGTGCCGCCTTGGGCTTCGCGTGAAATGTTTTGAACAAAAGCGTTTTGCTCTGCCGTAGTTAAGTCACGAAAAGAAGCGTCAACTTCAACTTCCCCAATCCCGTCAATCTCAATAATAATTTTTTCCATTATTTTTTAATCCTCCATGTAGGAGATTCAGACATATTAAGTGGCTTTTTATTAAAGGTTTCTCGACGCCTACCTATAGATCTTAAAGAAATTTCGCGAGCGCGGGTGTTTATCCGCATCAGCTCTTGGACGGCAGCATATGCAGTAGCATCTGTTTTCGCGCTCCCTAGCTCGTTAGCCGCACGCTGTGCGTCTCCCTCAGTCTGAACGCCTTTATTTAATCTTAGGCTCTCATTAATTAGTCTTGTTTTGAAACGATCAAACTTTTGCCGCGCTTTTGCAGTTTCAACATTTTCTTTACCAAGGCCAAATTTGCCCAACGTCCCTACGAACATGCCGTCAAGTCCAATATCCAATGGCCCTTCAAAATTACCTGTTTCGCTGTTGTAGCCAAAATCTTTTATGATGCTCGCGGTATCTTCAATCAAACCGCCTAAGCTATCTATACTGTCAAGGTCTTCTTCCTCAGCCTTCCGCGCGTCTGTAGGCATTGGCTTGTTACGTTCCTCTTCAACTTCAGCCTCCCGTTTCGCCGCTGCAATTCGTGCTTCAGCATCAATAACTGATTGGTTCACACTAATAATTGGCGACCCTGTTTCTGGGTCGTAGTTTACCGTATATTTCCCGTCTCCGGCAACAGTTGGCTTTCTAGGTGCGACTTGTGCAGCAAGTTGTTGCCCCATTGATGTAGGCGAGATTTGAGTTAAAAGAGCCATTGCCTCCTTAGTATTTCCGCTCCTGTACGCTTCAGCAGCTCTAGCAGCAAGGTCTTGAGTATTCTTGTCAGTAGTGAAGGCGATTGCATCTTTCGCGCTTATAAATCCGTCGCGTATCAAGTCACCCGCACCTGGCATGTATTTATCCAAATACTCAGCAGTTTTATTTAACTTTCTTTTTTCAGCCCGTCTGTTAGCTACAGCCGCCGCTGGCTCATCCAGACCCATTATGCCCATCTTGCCGAAACCGACAGCCAAGTCTGCCAGCTTATCCTTGAAGGTGTCACGATTGTAGAAGCGCTGACCAGTTTCGCCTTCAGCGCCTTCTTGCATCTTCTGAATGCCAAAGTTTTCGAGTAGGCCACGCGGTCTTCGTTGCTGCATCATTTGGCTATTCTCCTTAATATTTGCATCCGCAAGTCCTGTAATATTTGCATCCGCAAGTCCTATAATATTTGCATCCGCAAGTCCTATTGGCTGCTTACCAATCGCGCGCATTGCGTCGTCAGCTAAGCGTTGGTTGCTGCTGCGACCGGCGTCAGCTTTTCCGAATAAGTGCGAATTAATACGGGTCCAATCACCACCCTGCTTTTCCGCACCCCAAGAAGGATTTGATATGTCTGGGTTGTAGAAGTGGGTTGCGCCGCTTGTCGGGTCTGGAGCCTTTCCAGATAGAACCGCGTCGGTAACTGCATACGCTTGAGGGCTTGCAACCAGGTTCATCATGTCCTGACCTTGCGCGCCACCCGCATAGTTTGTTTCGCTATTCCAAGGGGAAAACTGACCAGGCTTTAAGATAACGTCTTGAATGCCGCCGCCGTATCCTGACGCTTTAGCTCTGTTCATTATAACAGACCCAACGGCAAGCATACCTTGCGCACCTTGGTTGCCAGCCTCGGCCTGTATGGTCTTGGCTAGTATATCTCGGTCTGATAAACCTAAGCGCTCCTTGAGTGTCATCAGGCTGCCCCTAACTCCGAAACTAACCCAGCGTAATTAACGCGGAGGTATCCATCATTAGCCCGTGTAACCAAGTGCGGATGCGTCGCTTGAAGCTCTTGAGCCATAACGCCGACTGTCGGCTGCGCTGGGTCTGCGACCCGCTTACCTTCGTCGTTCCAATCCCATGAGTAGACGTTGATGTTTGCCTCTTTGCCGAGCGACTTGATGTTGGTCTTGAGGCGTTCGTCTGATGCGTAAGCAGTTGCGGCGAGCGACAGATAGTCAAACAAGCCAGGCTGCTTGGACGTTGTGCGTGTCTCTGGAACTGGTGTAACTCCAAGAGCCGCCAGTGGCGCTTGAAGCGCGGCATTTGGAGCGCCTGCGTAGCCTGCAAACTGACCGCGAGCAGCGTCGATAAGAGCCTGCTGTAAACCTTGCTGTAGCAAGCCTTGCTGCGCTTGCTGCTGCTGGATTGATTGACCAGTGCTAAATGCCTGCTGCCCCAACGAACCCATTTGCTGCGCAGCGGCTTGACGTGCTTGGTTTGCCGCAAGTTGGTTCGCAAAGTTTTGTTGCTGCGCCTGCTGCGCTGATGTTGCGCCATACTGAGCGGCTGCTGTACGTGCGGCGGTGTTGGCTGCTTCGGCGGCAGCGCGTTGGCCGACATCAAACTGTGCAGCTTGTTGTGCCTGTTGAAAGCCAGACTGTCGCAAGTTTGCAACAGTGTCAGCCGCTTGTTTGGCGAAGCCTTTTCGCGTCTCAGCGGCTTCTAATGCTTGGCGAGATCCGCCGAATGCGTTAGCTGCTTCTGCTTGCGCGCCCATGACGTTTAACTGCTTCTCTTGTGCGCCAGCTAAATCTGAAAGCGTGCGGTCGATCACCGCTTGCTGATATGGGCTTTCATATTGTGCAATGTTTGTTGATGCCAACTGCTGCGCTCGTTGCTGGGCTGGACCGTACCCAATTGCTGAAACTGGCGGGGCTTGGAAGCCCATACCCATTTGCGTGCCTTGCATAGCTTGCTGCAATGCGCCTGCGCTTGCTTGATTTGCGTTGAAGTTTCCAGAGGGCGATAAAGGTGCGTAGCGGCCTTGCGTTGGGGCTGGTACTGCTGTTTGCGGTCTAGGCAAGCCGCCTTTCCCACCAACCATAGGTGGGCTTGGCAGCGGTGTAACATACTCAGGGGTAAAACTGCCCTGTGGACCGCCTGGCGCAGAAAGGGGAGGAGGTTGAGGGGTAAAACTGCCCTGTGGACCGCCTAAAGACGCGTTCAGCAATCTTTGTTTTTGCTGTGCATTAATCATATCACGCTTCCTTTGTTTTTGCCGTTAAGCACTTGCCAATTGATCGACATATTGGATGACCTACTGCCATGATTAATCTACCGCAAATATTAGATTTATATTCTTCTGGCCGCATTACATGCGCCATCTGCGCTGCCCAAGATTTCGCTATAGGCGCTACTACCGCACGAACTGCCCTAGATCCAAGGCTGCTGCCTTTTATGTACTCTGCTACTGGCGTCGCCCAAGCTCGGTATCCGTCTCCAAGCGCAGGGTCTTCGCTATTTACGCGCTGCCCAAATTCAACGTCTAAGTTGTAGATGTCATCTGGAAGAATACCAAGGTCGTGCAAGGCTGTGCATATAACAGTGCCGTCTCCGCCGGGGTCTCCACCGGGGTCTATGCCTTGCACGGCGTTAGAAGTTCTTGAAATAGAGTTTTGGTCTAAATCTTTGGCTTCTTCCATGCTAATGTGGCCGTCGCCGTTTTTGTCTGCGTCTTTACCTCCACCAGACCCGTGAGCATCACCTGAGTACCCAGGCCCACCGCCGTCCCACACATCGCCAAAACTTGTATAACCACCTCCAGAGCTAGGTGTAGAAGGTTGACCGCCCATTGCATCCATATCAAAGCCTGGGCTATACTGGCTCATGCGATATGCCTCATCTGCCGCATCTCTTTCTGCAAGAGCTTTTGCAACAGCATCATCCACAGAACTCATCCGCGTATAATCGAATGGCTGGTACGCATATTGGCCGTCGTCGGGGTCTATGAAGAAACTGTCCATATAAGATTTTTGCGCTGGGCGTGCAGCAGCAAATTGATCTAATGACTGTTGGTATAACGGCTGAGACGAATAGCCCATTACGCCGTTTTCGTATTGCGTCGGTACGCCCATGCCGCCCATGATGTCTTGCTGTGACGCTGGAGCCGCCATGCCGAATGCGCTTGAAACGTCAGCAGTGTTTTGGAAGCCAGCCTGCTGCATTGGGGTGAACGCAGCAACGTCTGGCCCGTAATACGGTACGTATCCAAGCTGTGAAATACCTTCAGCTTTAGTTAAATTTCGCTTTGCCGCTTCTTCAATGTATTCTGGTATCTCAACTGCTTGGGTCGATGACCCGCCCTTGCCGCCTGACATTATGCGAACTCCTTAACATAAGAAACATGCTGAGTTTTCCAGCCGTGTTCTTTTAGTGGTTTCTTCCAGCCAGACCTACCTGACATTGATAGCGCGGTACAGCCCTGCACCTTCGCCCAATCCATTACATCTTTGTGCATGTCTAAAATCTGATCCAACTCGCCGCCACCCAAAAAGACATTTAAAACTTTCTTTTTCGGATATACCACAATTTCAGTAACTATGCACCCCCTCGGCGTCGGCCACAGTTGTAGCACGCCTTTGTTGAGGCCGTTCACAACATCGCTAAACGTGTGAGTGCCGCCTGAGTATTCCAGCGCGGCCTCTATCCATTTACGACATCTTTTAATCTCTTTATCCATGAAGTCTCGTAATTGCTAAAGTTGAAGCGGGTATGGCTGGTACTGGCGAGGATGCGGCAGTGTAGTTCAGAAACCCGCTTG